TAGCGGATCAACCTCTGTTCCAACACCTTCACGCAAGATATTCATGTTAATCGTCTGCGGAGAACCTGAATCTGTAGGAGAAAAGATAGGTGCAGCATTCATATCAATACGGACTGAAGGAGGCTGACCTTGATTCTGTCTTTCCTGCTCAAAAGCCTGAAGAATATCATCTACTCCTGCGGGACCACGCATTTCTCTACGCAAATTAGGTCTCTGCTGCTGCTGCACTGGCATTTCTTCCTGTCCCATCTGCTGCGCTTGCGCTGCACGGCTACTCATATTAAAAGGCATTCCACCCATATCTTGAGCCCCCATCTGTCCCTGTCCCATCTGGGGAGCCTGTCCTCCTCTTTGTGTGTTCATTGCTGCTCCAACAAACTGTCCAAACCCAGGTCCAACCTGTCCCGCTGCCGCTGTTGCAAACTGCTTCATTAAATCGGGATTATTGCGCAAGATATCATCCATACCGGGCATCTTTGACTTGAAATATGTATTAGTTACGTGAAACATAGCAGCAGATACACCAAGTGTCATAACAAGACGAACTTCCGGAGGCATCTTTCCAGCATCCTTGTATTTATCGTATAACTCTTCAAAGATCTCATCATAGTCTTCAACGTTCTCATGCACTGACTCAGACCAGCCCTCCAAATTAACTTCGAAAGGATTAAAACGATTATTCAAGAATTCGGCACCTGTGGCAAATGTCATTAGAGCATTTCGCTGGAACTTAAGGGAAGCCTCTAGATTGCGTGTGTCAACAACCCGACCGTATTCAGCCTTAATCTCCTCCAGGGAATTTGTCATTGTCATACGCTGTCCAGTCATTCCTCTGCCAGAAAGACGCTGCAACCTCGTCAAATAAGAATTCTTTTCTCTTTGCTCCTGCTCAGGGGAAAGTTGGTTTTCTAGAGGTACTTGTGCTGAGGGCTGAACTGAGGCAAATGTCATAGGCTGCTGAGATCCGAAAGGTTCACTGGACCCACTGAAATTAGGAATATCAATCTTGGGCTGTGACTGTGACTGTGATCCGACAGTTTCCATATTATCCAAGTTAACAAACTCAAGATTGTCGGAAAAAGAGGTTTGTCTCGGCTGTTCAATAGTAATTGTTTCACCTTGTCCTGATTCCTGTCGTATACCAATATTCACCTTATTCTGGTTTGTTAGCAAGGACATACCCATATCATCTGCAAGATCTGAGACACCTCCAATTTCAATCTCATTTGCTTTCTTAGCAAATTCAATCATTTCTTCTCTGCCAGGTCTGAAACTGCTGGACATCTTCTGTTTCTTATTTCTAGACTATTTGAGATTTCTTTACGCAGGAGATAAATCTTCATATCTTCATTGGCGCACTCCTCAATTAATAGTAAATATCTTGTTATTTTTAATGCTTAAACCTTTTAGAATACCTCTTATTATTATGGGTCTTTTGAAAAGCGAATTAGGAATGATATTATATTCATTAAAATATGCTGTAAACAAGGATAATTTATTGATGATAGGAAGACAAAATATTATGTTTCAAACTGAAGATTTAAAACAGTTTTTGCTGGAAAATAATTGTATATTTCAACATTCGATAAAACATTTCGATTTTGCTGATACATTATTGAAGCATCTTGGATTTAAAAATGTTGAATCCTTAGATGCAAACAATTTTGAAAATGCAACACATATTCACGATTTTAATAAGCCAGTTCCTTTAAAATTACATAACAAGTATAATTATATTCTTGATGGAGGAACTACAGAACATATTTTTAATATAGCACAAGTATATCAAAATATTATTGATATGTTAGAAATTGGTGGTATTTTTGTAGCATTTCTTCCAAATAACAATCTTTCAGGTCATGGATTTTATCAAATAAGTCCAGAACTTTATCTTTCTGTATTTTCAGAAAAATATGGTTGTAAGGTTTTAGAACTTTATTTAACAAAAATAGATGATGAAAAAGAAGTATGGATTAATGTAAACTCCCTTAATGGTTATCGTAATGAGACAAAAATAGATACCAAAAATCCAGTCATTATTTTTGCAATTGTTCAAAAAATATCAAATACAAGATTATCATTACTAGATAATCCGCCACAGCAATATTCTTATGAACATGAGCATTGGATTAATGATAGAAGTAGAGCAAATTTATAAACCTATAATCATCTGTAATGTATCTGCCAAATCATATTTCTTGGAAACCCCGTTAAAAAGTTTTATCCAAGATGCAGCCACAATCGGTTTAGCAGAAGACCAAGCAGCCAATTTCTTTTCAATTCTGGCTAAAGTTGCATCTTTTCTATCCTTATACTGTGCAGAACCAGCGGCAATATCATCGCCCTTATTCTTAGCACCCGGATGAATAAATTCAAAAGTTCCAGCCCATCCATCTTTCTCCAAAATATAGCGCATCAAGGAATAGATTTGCATCTGAATATCACGAAGCAAAGGTGCAATACTTTTCTGATTTTCAATACGAATCACGGAAGTCTTCTTGAGCAAAGGAATACGAGATTCTACAAAAACACGAATTTTAGAGAAAGCATCTGAAGGACTCATACTCTTAACTTTAGCGGCTTTGTAAGGCATTAAATAGAATTTAGCAACTTCATCCATAAGAGCGGCTTTAGTCTTTTTCTTAGCATCAGTCCAGCCTAACTCAATAGCAAAATCTCGGATTACAGAAAGCGAACCGATTTTTTCTGGATCAATACAACTCATTCCACCAAATCCTTTCTTAGCGCATTTCTTGCAGAGAAGTTTTTCACTCTTATAAGACCATGAAGCAGGTCCTCCACATGTACCACATCTGCTAGATGCTTGGGCTGATGTTTCAGAAACTAAATTGAAATTTTCCCACAAAAGAATATCTAGAATATTTCCACTAATATCACGATCCGCAATACAAATTCCTAAATTCTTAATTCCTGGATCTATAGAACAAATAATAGTCATTATCTTACTGATTAGTATATGTTTTAAATAAGACCTAATCTGAAGGATCTTCGGAAACCGAGTGAATATGAATACTATGCAAGGGAGCTGTAAATTGACGATGATATTTAGCCATATGTTTTTCATACGTACAAACAAAACATTTATTATGATTTGATTGTTCTTCTCTTATTGCACTAATATCTCTTTGTAAACAGCAGTAGCAACAAGATTGAAAACAAACGAAAATACCCACACTTACACCAAGGACTGCTAATGGATCCATCTGCGAATATAAAATAAAAAAAATAAATTACAAAAATATAATGTTAAAAGTTGTACATAGTTGGGGGTTTTTTAGTTGTTGTTCAGTGAAATTATCAGATATTATTCAGTATTATAATCAAAATAAAAAAATACCTGATGAAATTGATGGTTCTGAGCAGTTTACATGGTATAAACAGATGTATTCAACAGAAGACATCACATATCAATACTTTTGTCATGAAAAAACTAGAAATATTGAATTTTTATTTGATAAAGAAATTGAATTTATTAATACCTTTCAGTATAAAATATATAATACTCTTCCTTACAAAGATTATATTCCATTTATTTTAAAATATTTTTATCCATCACAGGAAGTTCTACAATTAATCAAGGATATTGAAGAAAAATATAAAATAGATTATCCTAATACATGTGTTCTATTTTACAGAGGAAATGATAAAGTCCAAGAAACAATCCTTCCCTCCTATGAACCTTTATTAGAAGTAGCATTACAAATAAAACAACAGAATCCAAATATAAAATTTCTAGTCCAAAGTGATGAAACCGAATTCTTGCAGAAAATGTTAGCGTTACCTAATTCTTTCTATTTTAAAGATGAAATTCGTCATATACCTAAACAAAATAAAACAGTTGATCATTTTGATATTAATCAAAATTTGCGATTTTCAAAGTTATTCTTAGCAATAACAATCATAATGTCCAAGTCCCAGTATATTGTATGTAATACTGGGAATTGTTCAATGTGGATATGTCTGTACCGTGGTCATACACAGAATGTATTTCAAATTATATAATATGCTTTCGCTTTCTAGTTTTACTATTATACTTTCGCTTTCTAGTTTTACTATTATACTTTCGCTTTCTAGTTTTACTATTATTCTTTGCAAGTTCATTTTGAAGATTTAATGCTTTTTTGCGTGCATTATTTGGACCTAATTTTTCAGAACGCGGTCTTCTATTGGCAGAACTAATATTATTAGTAAATAATGCAACTTCTTTCAAACCACCTCTTCCATCGGGAACTTGATGAATAGTTATGGGTGCTCTTCTACCATTTTCATTGTAAGGGATATTATACCACCTGTTACGTGAAAAATTTATTTTCTTTGATGGTTGCTTAGATACCAAACCCAAATATAATTCACCTAATGATTTTACAGATTTCGAAGGTAAACCTACTTCAACTGGATTTATATTTGTCATCCTACTTTTATCAATTAAATTGTTCTAATAAATTCCCACCCCAAGTCAACGCAAATCTTCTGCCAGATATTATCTTGCATATAGAGTTTTTCATGGCTTTTGAGTAGTGGAAAGCAAGGTAAGAAATCATCTAGTTCTAATAGCTGGCAGAATTTATATAATACATATGAGTATGACAAGAAGTTTGAGCGACCACGAGGGCAATGACGAATAAAAGAAGGCTGAATTTCCTTGAACATATAACGCAATTTATCCTCCATTTCTCTTGACATGGTCGGAGCGCAGAATGCGTTCATTCTATGCAAGATATGTGGGATATGTTCATAAAACTTATTCAAGTGTAACTTCTTCAAGACTTCACGCAACTTTTGGGGCTTCAGAGTCCTTGGATCTAAGATTCGTTCCTTCTTGATTTCAGCCAAAATATTCTCATAAACATCTGGAGGAATTTCAGTACTTTCCTTTGCTTGAAACTGCGCCAACCACTCATTAAAGTGATTAATCTTCTTGTAAGCAAAATAAGATATTTCACGCGGTGGATCCTTATAGGAAGGCTTCTCCGAATCGACAAGGATAAAATCTTGGTATCCGCATTCAGGGCAACCAAGAGTTGCTTCATTATGGTAGAAAACCATTTCAGCAGACGGACAATGAGGACATGCACCAAAGTCAGGTTCAATGCCAGAACCAGGCAAAATTCCACCGCGGATAGCAGTTGGTTCAATAATACTTAAATACTTTTCAAGAGCCTTATCACGTTGTAAGCCATTGGAATCTTCAATATCACGAGCCTTCTTTACTTTCTTAACTTCAACTATCTCAACTAGTTCAATAGAAGGTGTATCGGCGGATCCATCATTGGAACTAAAATAATTCAAAACTGAATTTTGAGGAGTCTTCAACTTGCTAGGTGCTTTTTTAGATTTTGTATGATTCCCGGAAGCAATTTTCTCTTGACTTTCATAATAATTGAACAAAATATCACCAACCTGCAAGAAATAGTCTAAACGTTCATCATCTTTGTTCAAATGAACAACTTGCTGTTCTAGATCTTGTAACTCTTCTAGCAATAATCTGTATTCATCAGAATGAAGAGCACCTTTAAAGGCTTCAATTTGTGCTTCCTTCTTTTCAATCTCCTTCTCCAAAACGCTTATCTTTGAAAGACGTTCATTCATAGTCCGCATCTTTTCAGAATGGAATGCCTCTAAAGTGGTGGGCATGTCTGTGACTTCTTGAGTTGGAGCCTCCATTGTTTGGAGAACCATATGTAAAGGTTTTTGTCCAGACATTTGGCTATCTACTAATGAGGAGCCATCCTTATGTAGATGTTTAAAAAGATGGTTCGCGGTTTTTGGACACATGAATCCCCCGGGTTGCCGACTCCCGGTAGACCCCGGTGATCCAGAAATTTTTTAGCAAAAGACAAATTTTCCAAAATTTGCCAAATTATTTTCTTTGCGATGAATATAACAAATGGGAGGTGGTGGTTTAATGCAGCTCGTAGCCTATGGCGCTCAGGACATCTACCTTACGGGTAACCCCCAGATCACGTTCTTCAAGGTCGTGTACCGCCGTCACACGAACTTCGCGATGGAGGCGATTGAGCAGACCTTCAACGGCACTGCCAACTTCGGCAAGCGTGTCACGTGCACGATCAGCCGCAACGGCGACTTGATCCACCGCATCTACCTCCAGGCGACGCTCCCGCAGGTACAGCTCCAGGCGTCTGACGGCTCTGGCGCCCAGTTCCGCTGGCTCAACTACGTCGGTCACAACCTCATCAACTCCGTTGAACTCGAGGTTGGCGGACAGCGCATTGACAAGCACTACGGCGACTGGCTCCACGTGTGGAATGAACTCACCCAGGAGCCGGGCAAGCAGTCTGGCTATGCGGAGATGGTTGGCAACGTTCCGGAACTCGTTAACTTGCTCGTACAGGGTGGCGAGAGCTGCGACAACTACTGCATTGGCGGCGAGCCTGGTGCCTCATCTGAGGTGCGCAACTGCGCCCCGGAGTACACGCTCTACATCCCGCTCCAGTTTTGGTTCTGCCGCAACCCGGGTCTTGCGCTCCCCTTGATCGCCCTCCAGTACCACGAGGTCAAGATCAACCTCGAGATGACGGACGTCAAGTACCTCTGCTGGGACAACGTCACGGGCACGGCGACGAACGGTGCTATCAAGACGCGCGTAGCCTCCACGGGTCTCGTCTCAGCGTCCCTCTATGTTGACTACATCTACCTCGATACGGACGAGCGTCGCCGCTTCGCTCAGGTCTCCCACGAGTACTTGATCGAGCAGCTCCAGTACACGGGTGCCGAGTCAGTCACGTCATCCAACAACAAGATCAAGCTCAACTTCAACCACCCGACGAAGGAGCTTGTGTGGGTAGTCCAGCGTGACTCCTTCGTTGCGTGCGACGATGTCACGCCGGCGGCGTGGAAGGGACAGCAGCCGTTCAACTACTCCGACTGGTGGGACAGATCAGTCCTTGATTCCGGCTACTCACTCACGCGTGTTGAGGGTCTTGCTGGTAACAACCCGGTAGTCACGGCGAAGATCCAGCTCAACGGTCACGATCGTTTCTCCGAGCGTGAAGGCAAGTACTTCAACTTGGTCCAGCCGTACCAGCACCACACCAACGTGCCGGCTGTTGGCATCAACGTGTACTCCTTCGCCCTCAAGCCCGAGGACCACCAGCCCTCAGGCTCATGCAACTTCTCCCGCATTGACAACGCCACGCTCCTCTTGACGCTCACCAACAACACGGTCAGCTCAACGAACACGGCGAAGGTCCGCGTATACGCCGTGAACTACAACGTTCTCCGTATCATGTCTGGCATGGGTGGTTTGGCGTATAGCAACTAATCATAATACCTGGCGATTGGCTACTACAATTTATATTTTGGAGATTTTAATTAATCTCTTGAAGTAAAAATTGACATACAATATATGAATCCATCGGATGAATTCATACACTGTGCTATGGATGAAGAGAACAATACTTGTAAAGCAATAATTAAACCACAAAATTTTGATGAGAAAAGATGTTGGCGACCAGCAAAAGAATCAAGTCAAATAATAGAATTATAAAAATTAAATCTGAATAAATAGATGGGTGTCTTTAATAACCCTACAAATCCTCCAAGAATCAAGGCAGGATACGGAACTGCAAAGAAAGCGCGTAACACCATCCGACGTCTGCGTAAAGAAACAAGAAAGCAACAAAAGCAAACTGCAAGATCCATGTATTATAGGGCAAAATATCATAAATTTCAAACAGCCGGTATGCGAAATGCTATGAAAATCTATGGTGATTTTCTATCCAAATAAGTAGATGAGCTGGAAACCGCAATGGGATTTAGGTCTAGGACCTTTAGCAAAGGCAGCAGAAATTGGCAATGTAAAAGAAGTCACTAAACTCTTAGAAGAAGGTGCAGATCCTAACACATTAGATAAAGTTAAAAGAACACCAATTTATTGGTCTGCACAAAATGGTCACATAGACGTGATGAAACTTCTGCTAGAAAAGGGTGCGACAGTTAACATGGGTGACAATACAGGTTATTCACCCTTATGGATAGCAGCGCAGCATAAGCAACATTCTGCAGTAAAACTTCTGCTATCTTCTGGAGCAGATGTGAATGGAAATGGAAATGAGATTCCTCTTTTTATTGCAATTCAAAATGATGCGGATGAAGTTGCATTAGAACTACTTAGTTCTGGGGCAGATCCTGAAAAGAAAGACATAAATAATGAAACTGCATTATATCTTACTGCAAGACATACAAGACCTGTTATCTTTAATGCACTATTGGAAAGAGGTGCTGATTTATATACCTTAAGTTTTCATAATCAAGGAGTTCTACCAGAAGCGACTAGTAGAGCATGTTTGGATATAGTTCAAATGATTCTTGCAAGAAATCCTGATAAGAAGAAGATTCAATTAGAAAGAGCAGTCAATGAGGTGGATAGAATAATGGATAGATTACAAGTTTGGGGTCCGGCACAAGATAGATTAAAGAAAATTCAGGAACTCTTGCATGCATATAATGCAAAAAATGGAAATAAGAAATCAAGAAAACGTAGTCGTAAACAGAAAACAAGAAAATTAAGAAAGGTATAAAGTAGATGAGTTCAATTGCCAAAATAGTAGAAGAAAATCCCCATTTGCAGCGCGTATTTGATGAATTATCTGCGGAAGAAAAGGTTCAGTTAGATGAGTATCTTGCTATTCCACGCATGGCAGAAGGATTTGGTACAAAGAATACTAAATTGGGTAGAGCACTCTTAGAATCAAATAAAGAAAAGTCACTAAATAGTAAACTTTCCCATGCAAGAACTTTAATTCAGGCAATCCTTCATGATCAACAGTTTCGTAATACGATTACAATATGGAAATCACTAATGCCTGAGAATGAACCGGAACCTTTTAATGCTGCAGGAAGTCCTGTAAGAGTTGCAAAAGCACCAGTCGCGCCACCTGAGTTAGAAAACAGATTACCAAAATATTTGATGCCTAAGCCTGAAGTAAGACAAAGAGAACCTCCGCAATTAAATTTTTCAAATGCTGAAAATAATAATGAAAATGGAAATGGTAATGAAAATAGAGAACCAAATAGAAAGAAGCCAAAGTCTGGAAACAGAAAAAGCAAGAGGAAGAACAAGAGCAAAAGAAAGACCCGTAAAAATTGAAACAGATGACTGCAAGAAACCACAGTAGGGAAAATGCCTCCAAAACGAAATCGGCAGCAATTTGAATATGATACTCTTGCTACAATCCAGCATATTGATGTTAGTAATAACAATATGCTAGAGGCTGCAATTAAGGCAAGTCTGGAGGGCGCGGGTTTGGAAGAGGCAAAGGAGGAAAGCAGAATGGATGCGGGAAACCATCTCTTTGAGCAAGTCATGGAGCAGTTGCCTGGTCTAACACCGGATGCTCGTAGGTCACTTCTTCTTATTGTAGGTCTTGATGATATCATTTCAAATGAGAAGAATCAAGGACATGAGACAACTGAATTGCAGGAAATCCAGCAGAAAATTCAGAGTGCGCTTGATTCTGGTCAGAGGGTAGATCAAGAATATATTGATTCAGCAACTGCATTTATTGAAGGATATGATATGGATCAGATTATTGGAGCAGTCTATCCGCGTATTGATTATGAGATTGATCTTCTAAATATCAAGGATGCGGAAGCGGAAGAGGCTGAATCTAGGGAGATTGAAGACGCTATTTTGGCATCTCTTGTTACAGAATCTGAAACGGAAGTTAAAGAGGCAGAACCAGAAACAAAAGAGGAGCCGAAGCAGTTAACAAGAGAAGAGTTGAGGGCAGCACGACTGCTTCGTTTCGCAGTTCAGAAAACGCCACGATTATTTTAAGAAGTGCGGCTATAAGATTAAGCACTGGACCTTGGCGGGACCAATGAAGACGCATTCGGAACCACTCATGTCAAATGAACTTCAGTTAAACGGAGCGGCATTTATTGAAGATTAGGGATGTTATTACAACGAATAACTATGCGTAAAGCAGCAGCAAAAAGGGTTCAATAAAGCAGCACCGCTACTTTATTCAAACTGGTATTCGTACACGGCAAAGATTGAGGGAATTCTGCTAGATCCTTTTTGGGCTAAGTACAAGACCAAGCTGCAAGAAACAGACCGACTGTTTGTGAATTATGGATTACATAAGGAAACGGCTTTTTTTGATTACTAGACGGGAGAAGCAATGGCTATTCCGTAATCTGGGTTCACCGGAAAATTATATGCAGGTAGAATTGGCTTGGTTGGAACTTCCACTTCCTCTGAAGAAAATACTTGGGTAGAAGGTAGGGTAAGAGAATGCCAAGATGCCCCGTATGTAACGGCTATGCATGTAAAAATTGTAACTACAGTGGAAACGTTTCTCAACACCTACATACAATTCTCATGGACGGGCTTGGTGGAGGTGGTGGACGTGGTAGAGGTGGTGGTGGAGGTGGTGGAGGTGGTGGAGGTGCTGGTGGAGGTGCTAGTGCTGCTGCTCCGATGGCTGCTGCTGCTGCTCCGATGGCTGCTGCTGCTGCTCCGATGGCTGCTGCTGCTGCTCCGATGGCTGCTGCTGCTGCTCCGATGGCTGCTGCTGCTGCTCCG